GGTTATATTCTAAAATAATCTTTTGTCCCTGCATAACTTCAAACGCTGATCCAGCAGGGATGGGAACGTTCTTTACGATCATCACATCATCCTTAGGATACTGAGGATCGATACTAAATGCTGGATACCTATTAATAGATACTTCAGCAATCACCGCCGTTTGGGTAGTGTTTGATAAGTTACATCCAATTACAACAGTCTGCTTCTCGGTTTGTGTACCAGTAAGTTTAACAGCGTATATGGAAGTCGTAGATGTTCCTACGTTTTGTTTTGATGTTGAGGTAAATTTATTTGCCATTGTTAATTAACCGAGAGCGATAGCAAGTGCAGTAGCGTCAAGACCAGCTTCAACAGATACACCGACCTGTGCAGCAAGGGTATTCACCTCAGCCTGCAATTCGTTAATCGCATTAACGAGGTTTGCTTTGTTTTGAGTAGTTAAGTTAGTAAGATTACCGATAGTAATATCTTTAATCTCATTGATAGCACTGACGATACTAGATTTAGATACCGTACTTAAATTAGAAAGAACACCAATAATGATATCCTTTGTTTCATTAAGAGCAGCCACCAAACTGGTATGGTCAGCAATGTTTGCTGATAAACCTGCAAGGTTACCTACATCTTGATCTAGTTCATTGAGTGCATTAACAATACTAGTTTTATCAGCAGTAGTCAGGTTAGACAAACTTTTGATAATAGTAGTAGTGATATAGTTGATCGCTTCGACAACATTGTCTTTATCGTTAGCTGGAATTTCTCCAGTGATAGAAGCAATCGGACCTAATTCTGTGTCTAATTCAAGAAGACAATCAGTTATAGTCTGAGCAACTAAATTGTTAGCTACAGACTGGGCAATAATTTTGCCAGAAAAATCACCACTGTCAACACCGATCTCGTTGATCTCGACACGTTGTTGTTCAAAGGTAAAATTTTTGTCTACAGTTCTTACTGGCATTAGACTTATAGGTTCTCGGTTTTATTTATACTAGGCAGTAATGAGGTCTCTGAAATACTTGATAGTATTCGTAGCGTATACTGGAGTGAAGATAATTTCAATATTCCCTCCACTGTACTGAGCAGTGATGGTACCTAGACCACCCTGTGCAATACCACCTGAGGTTACAGTTGCATATTCCTCAACATATATGTCAGTTCCATCGTGAAGAATGAGAACTTCTTTTACCTGAGTATATGCACCAGATGTGCACTGGACAACATACTTACCACTACTGTAAGTAGCAGAAGTAAATGAGTCAATAACTGCTGCTGTAATAGAAGCAGTAGTAGCTGTACCAGCATCAGATCCGTGTATCTCCTTAACTGTAATTAAGGATCCACCAGCAGTATCATCATAACGAACTTTTTCATTTCCACCCAAGCACAACCCCATTTGGTCAGCTCCTGGACGGTAGAAACCATTGTCCTGATCCTGATAGAAACTAATACCTGGAATAGCCTCAGTACCGTCACCAGCACCAGTGAAACCAGACAGGTTAGTTAGTCCATTACCATCTCCAATGAATGCTGTAGCACCTACAGTACCATTGACTTGCATTATCTGAGCAAGAGCGTTGTTTGGATCTTGTCCAATACCGATCTTGTTGTTGGTAGGATCTAACTTGAACAATGCAACGTTAGAACCTGTTGGTTCCATTGTTACGACTGCACCGTCAAACTTGACATATGAGTTAGCACCCGATACATCAACTTCAACTGCATCAATATTAGACTGTAGTGTACCTAATGTATAGGTAACATCACCAACAGTACTACCAGTAAAACTACCAGTACCTATTGCAAACTTATCTTCTGACTCGTCAAATCCAATAAAGGCATTATCTTCAGAACCACGCTCAATAACTAAACCAGAGTCACCAGTTGGTGCCCCTACAATACCGTTACCGAGTTCAATTAATTTATCACCAATTACAGTGTTAGTTGTGGTTATTGTTGAAGTACCACCTAGTACAGTCAACTCACCATTGATTATTACATTATTAGCAACTTCTAAATCTTGTGTTGGTGTCCCAACTCCGATACCAACCTTACCTTCTCCTGTAACAACTAGTGCATCAGTTAGTGAGTTAAGTCCACTACCAGTAACTCCTCCAGCAGGTGATGTCTTAATACGTAAATATCCACCTGAAGCAGAACCAGTAGATGCTCCACCTGAAATGATTAGATCAGATCCAGCAACGTCTGTACCACTAGCATCATCTCTACCAACCTTACCAGTAACAGATAGTGTGGTAGCTACAGATGCTGCGTTGAAATTAAAAGTACTTGTTCCATCTATTTTTGGTGGTGTTACTGCACCGTCTTGAATAACAGCAGTTCCAACAGCTTCTAGTCCACCAGTAGAACTTAGTTTCTGAACTGTAATACTGTTGTCAGCTAGTTTTAATGTAGTGATTGCACCGTTTCTAATAGTAGAAGTGGTGACTGCCTGGGTACCAACTCCGCTATCTAGCTTTGAGTCACTAACCAGCCCATCGTTCAAACCAGTTCTTCTGATTCTTGTTAGAGCCATTGCTTTAGTCGATTCCTATGTGAGTATTTATAGTTTTGAAAGGACTTCTTTTAAAAGTGCTTTCATCTCATCTATTTCTTGCTTCAGATGAGTTAAATCCTCAGCATTCGTTGTAGATTGAAGAGCTAGTGCTCTTTGCCTCTTATACGCTTCAAAAGCATTCTTATCGGTATTGACTACAGCACCAGTCAGAGAATCTTTGTTTAGATTTGGGTGACCTGTAACTTTCATCTATCCGCAAAATACCTTTCAATCACTTGAAGTCTCTCATCCCATTGTGCGATCATATTGATCTCAACTTCCATAGCACCCAAGATATCAGAATGTTCTCCAATACCAGCAGGGTTCTGTAAATATATTTCAACATTAGCTTTGTGCTTCTCAATTTGACCTTGATAGTAAGCACGTAAAGCGTTAATAGTATTTGATCTTGTAGACATAATTAGAAAGTTGCAATTGCACGGAGATCTCGAATTCGAGGAGGTAGAGCAGGGTTTCTACTCTTCATTATTATTTTAATAGCAAATGAACTAAATTCCTTCAATCCTGTTACAGAATAGTTATATTCTTTGAAGTCTGATTGAGACTCAGTAGTTGGAGAGAAATTAGTACCACTAGAAGGTGTGACTTCAATGTCTGCAACACCAGAAGCATTGAAGTATTCCCAGTTGATATCCTTAAAGTATATCTGCTGAGATGACCTCTTAGTTTTGAACATCACGGTGACATCATCAATCTCTTGGAGTGCAGCATTTAATACAAGGTTAATGCTATTACCAGGATTGTCGATTGAGATTTCCTTTGTAACATATGTAGCTACGTTAGAGGAATTTTTTAACCTGTCTGGTGTATAAAGGTAACCATATGATGTGTAGATGTTCTTAATGCTAACGGGAACTTTAAAGTTCTCATTAATGATAGAAACACCACCTTCATATAGTCCATCGGATACAGCACCTGAACCAATTAAGTCACTCTTATCAAAAGATGAATCATTTGATGTGAAAATTAATCTATAGTTTTCTTGGTTCCAACGTGTTACAGCACCTGTCTTAAGATCAGCACTATTAGCAAGTTTGGTTCCTGGTATAACATTCAATTGTGCTAATGGTAAAGTACCAGTAATCTTAATAGGTTTAACTAGATTAAGGTTACCTGAGGCAGCACCTGTAGTACCAGTGTCACCATTCAGGTCAGCATTGTAAGTAGAGGATCCACCAAACTCAATTTCTTCACCAAGAACGAATCCATCACCTTCTGTAACTCTCACATACAATTCACCAGGATTGCTAGAGTTATCCCAATAGGATAAGATTGCTCTAGTACCTGAGGTTTTTCCTTTAATAGTTTGACCAATACCATTAGTAACTTCTAATGCAGCAGATGTTCCTAAGGTACTAGGGCTACCAGCACTATCCATCAAACGGAGCATTACTGTCTTATGCAATTCTACTTCTTGTATTTTTCTACCATACCTATCTTCATTACCACCTGAAGCTTCAATACGGTTATTTGTTAATATAGCCTTAGGATTTTTTAGACTAATGATGGGTGAAAGATTAGCATTGTGAGTGCTAAGATTTGCGGTAAGGATAAACGTTTTTTGACTGTTAAGTCTACTACTGAATAATTTTTCATTTAATTTAGATGCTACAACTCTTTGAGTTGGGAAATAGTACTCCTTGTTAAGAATAACAGGTAGAGGAGAATCTGGTGTATAGTCAACGGTAGTTACAGCAGAATCGAGTGGTTTAACTAGAGTAGATGTAACTGTAGTATCCAACATAGTAGTTGGGAAATCTAGAGAATCTACTTTAAGTAGTGCTTTTTCATACTTGGTCTGACCTAATCCTTTAACGTTAAGGCCACCACCAATTACACTACCACCTGCTGTTGTGGACATCCCAACAGTATAGAAATCAATCCCAGCTGATAAGACTGAGAATATTTGACGATTTAAAGCAGTAGCGGAGAATCCACCTACAGCTGCTGAATCTTTAAGAGCAACGAAGGAACCTGCGTTTAGACCGTGATTTCTATGTAAGACTTTGATAACCTTATTGTTAGCAGCAAACAAATTACTGGTAGTGATATTAGAACCAAGAGAATTTGTTTCAATAGGATTTGCTTGAAGTGGTTCATATCCCTGATCCTTATTGACTAGGTTGATGACACCACTCTGAGTAGTATCAAACTGTGCCATATAAAGATCGAACTTCAAGTCCTCATACTGGTTCTCTGTCCAGAGGTTAGAGTTCTGTGACTTAAATAGAGATCCAAGTAAAGGTTGTGTGGTAACAGTAGAGTTAGAATTAATTTCAGTTTCACCCAATCTAGAGATGAATGTTTGATAGATTGTGCTGTTACTTTCTACAATTACAGCATACTCTCTATCATTCTCTAGGTAGATAGGATATTGGAAATGGAACTTAGTAGGAATAAGTGCTTTATCAGATGTAGCTACACCCATTCTTACAGCAGGCTTAGTAATCTTAAGCACTGCCCTACCTTCTGCAAGTTGAGTTGCAGCAGCAGATACAATCAATACACTAGGTGCAGTAGTATACTCACTACCACCTAAAGTAGGTTGTATTTCATATACCTTCTGATCAGTAATTTGTGGAACAGCAGTTGCAGTAATACCGCCAGGTAATTGAGGTGACTCAATTGTAACAGTTGTGGAACCTGCATATCCATCACCCATATCATCAACAACGATCTCTGAAATGTATCCAGAGTCAAGAACGATTTGCATCTTAACGATGTCATCACCAGATCTTGTATTGTTTGCAACAGTTAGAGAAGTAACAACTATTGGTTCACCAGCTATGAAATCTTCCTTGTTGTGATCTCCTAGGATCAGAGTATAAACTTGTGATGTACCTAAGGTAAAAGTATCGTTGACTACAGGTACTGGTTGATTCTGAGAATCAAGTACACCAATCAACGGACCTTGAGCATTAGAAGTATCACCCTCAATAATCTCATTTAGAAGTAATGTATGACTACCACTAGTAATGACTCTAATGTAAGTATTAGATTCCATTACAGAAGTAGAACCAGGAAGAATATTCTTAGTTGGTCTACCTGAGATAGTATCAGATAATTTAATAGTGACAGGTAGTGAAGTATCTTTTGTTGAGAAATAAAGATCAATAGATGATACCATCACACCACCATCAAAACTCTCAACACGGAATGTCTGTGCTAGAGGGTCAGATACACTAACATCTGGATTTAAGATGTTCTCAGTATACTGAGTACCATCCACCTTATCAGCAGTATCGACATCTTCTAAAGCAATAATATCATTTGGAGTTGGTGCACTTGTACCACTAGCTTTAAAGGTTATAACAGCGTGTGACTCAGGACTTGCAGAATTAGTATTGCTACTTGTAAATTTAATCTTCTTATCACCTAAGGGGAAACGCAATCCTTGAGCATTAGTATCCCATTGTACTGAATCTAGAACATCTTCATATTGTGTTCCTTTAGTTGGCTTTCTACCTGAAGGCATCAAAATAATACCAGTAGCTGCACCAGTATCATCAGTAACTAGAGTATCACCCCAATTTCTAAGAGATGAACCAGGCATTCCTGAATAGTTACGATCTGGTACTATGTAATCGGAAACATCTAATCCATCAATAAAAGGATATATCCTAGTATTAGGTTTCATCCTACGTAGATGAAATTCAATATATTGTTCAGCAACATATAGTGTAATAGCAGTACTGATTGTTTGCTCACCAATAGTAGTTGAAGACTGCTGAAGTGGAACCTCAGTATTCTGTGCAGCAATGTTAGAACTACTAGATGTTGTAGCTAGTACAACTTCAGATTCTGGTAGATCAGGTGCATCAGAACTTAGAGAATTAACATTACTAAATTCTGTACTACTACCTGTAACTGCTAATTGAGTTACGTTGTGTATTTGTGATAATGCACTAGTTCCATCCTCATAGATCTCTAGTGGATCTAAAGTTTGGTTATCGTTGTTATTGATAGATGGTAGAGCATACTCATCAAACCAAGGATCAACATTTGGACTAATCTCTACGGTTCCCTTATAGTTGAATATAAGGAATGGATTAACAATAGTTGTGTTTGTAGCAAAAATGTTCTGGCATAGAATAGACTCTGTAAATGGTAGAGTTACTACACCGTGATTAACGACATAGTTAGAAAGAGTACGTGCTGTAGATGAAGCATCTTTTTCTACTAGAGATACAGTAGTTTCATTTGATTCTGGACGTAAAGTACCACGTGTTAGATCTAGTGCTGCTTTATAGTCAACAGAATTAATATGTGATAATGTATAACTTTCAAAATTATCTACGACAAATCCAGACTTGAATCTATCCATTCCAGTCTGACCGTCTTTAATTTGTGTGTTTAGAGCACCTTGCTCTAGAACAGATAGCATTGTATAACGCTCAAGACGTTCAACTTTCTTTTCGAGTTTATGGATATCACGCATTGTGAATCTCCTATTCTCTATTGGGAAGATCTTGACCTTCTTAAGGTTGTTTGTAAATGCAGGTATGTAAATCTTAAAGACTTTAATAGCCTCATCTAGACTTACTGAAGATTGTGGGTTTGTAGATCCAGCACCTTTCTTAACTGAGAAAGTACCATCTTTCTTTAAATAGACAGTATCGATACGATCAACATAATAAGAATAAGCACAACTAAAGGTAAAAGGTGTACCAATGCTAGTCTTAGTGTCAGCAGGAAGAGCAGCACTAACACCACCTTGCGTATAAATTTCAGAAACATTTGATCCAGGATCCATTACAGAAGCGTTCACATAGCCAGGAATACTAGCTGAGGTTCCGACCAAAGGACGGAAATCAATGACATCAGCAAGACTCTTCTTACCGTGTACTAGAGATGTGACTTGAGGAATTTCATCGTATGAAACACCATTTTCGTGTAGATATGAATCAACTGTAAAGAAGTCTCCCTCAGAGTGTTTAAAGTAATCAAAACCAATTACTAATGTACCAGTTGGGATTCTAACTCCAGGTTTTCTAATAAGTGTTGATGTGTCATATAAGTTATCTCTCTGACCATCATCAAATAAGAAGAAGTCTGTAATATCTGTACCAGTATTTCCTAGTATAGTTCCATTCTCATCAACTGTAGGTGCAATTCCAGGAGTACCTTCATACACATAGAGTAGTTTATATACGTCAGAGTATGATTTAACTTGACCTGTAGGATTATCATAATCATCACCCCTTATAGGAATAATATCATTATCTAAGTCAGCAGTAATAGAAATTCTCTTACCCTTAGATGCTGTCTTTAATTTTGGTTTTGCTTTGGTAGTTTCAATGGTAGTATTAACCTTCAATCTCATACCAGTGAGTTGTAGTCCACCAGATTGCCAAAAATAGTTCTCAGGAAGTGTAATTGCCAATGCACCAGCATTATTAGTAGAAGATCCACTAGTTACATTAACCATAGAGGAATCTAAGTATAGCAAGTCACCATCTCTTACTAGATCACCACTACTATCGTTATATCTTACAGTATCAGTACCAGCATTATATACCTCAATGACATAATCACCTTGGCTAAATGGTACGAACTGCTGCTGACCATAATCTAACTGTGCAGCAAGACTAACAGTATTATTTGAACCATCAATAGTTACGTTCTCAATAAATTGTCTTCTGGAGTAGTATGTAATACCACTATCATCATCAGAACCAACAACTGTAGAAATCTTAGAGTTAGCTAGTGGCAATATAAGTGTTGACTTACCAGAATTTTCAATCTTTGCTCTAACACGTGTGATAGTATTAGAAGGGAAACCTGCTATAAGACGTTGTTTTAGATATATTCTACCTGGTCTATCAGTTGATGGGTTA